AGCTAAGCTATGGCTACGATACGATTAGTTCCCAGTGCTTATACGCGAAGCAGCACAAACCGAGTAACAGTAACCGACCCCGCTAATATGTATTACAACACCGACCACACGGCAAACTATTGCTCGATTCGTGGTCGAAACAACAGCAGTAATACGTATTATGCATTCATACACGGTTTTAATTTCGACGATGTGCCTGCGAATGCAACGGTTTCGTCGTTCGAGATTAAAATTCGGTGTTATAAGAACTCTTATCTGCAGCAGGGAACGAGCTATAGGCCGAGGCTTGCCAGTACGCCGTCTAGCAGCAGTGTTCTGTCGAATACGACTCTGGACTCCGATGTAACCACAACAAGCGGCGGCACAGTCTATACGTTCCCGAACGGGTCCATGACCTGGAATACGCTCAAGGGATACGGTAGCAACTTTTCGATTGAAATCCCGCTTCGTTCGTCCAGCAGCAGCTACCCGTATCTGTATGTATATGGCGCCGAGATCAATGTCACCTATTCCACGGCGGAAGTCCATGTCACGGGTGTTGATGTTAGTCCCGCAACTGCTTCGATCGAGGTAGGGGAGACTACGACCCTTACAGCAACCGTTTCCCCGTCCAATGCGACAAACAAAGCGGTTACCTGGTCTACAAGTAATTCGTCTGTTGCTACGCTTTCCGACGGTGTTGTAACGGCCGTATCAGCAGGATCTGCTCGAATCACGGTAACAACACAAGACGGAGGCTATACCGATTATTGTGATGTTACGGTTACGCCGGCTGTTACATATGAGTTTGTTCCGGCATCGTCGATGGAGGTCGGAAAAGACTACCTGATCTCAATAGGCAACAGTGGTTCAATATATTTGCTTACCGATGAATCTGGCGGTTCTAGATTGCTTAAGGGCGCTGCCGTTACGGTTTCGAATGGCAAGATAACGATCAACGGATCCACAAAAAACAAAGCGTTATTTTCCTGTGTCCGTTATACCGCCGGGAATGATGTTACCATTACTATCGAGAAGGACAATAAGTACCTATACTGCGATAACTCGACTGGCTTGCGTATGAACGCTCCGTCTACGCTCGATCGATTCTGGCATTACCGGGACAATAAGTTCTGGCAGTTTAAGAGTACCAGTTCCGATGGCTACGACGATACGTCATCCGAGTATAAATACTACCTGCAGATGAGCGGTAGCAATTTTACGGACAATCATGTAACGTCACCGAGTATCGAAGAGTCGGAACTCCCGTTGATCTACATTTGGCGAGAGTCTACGGGTCAGACAGATTCGTTATATTTTAAGAATAACGGGGCTTGGGTCGAAGCTTCCCATGTATACAAGAAAGTTAACGGCTCGTGGGTAGAGCAGTTTGATCTCACCACGGTATTTGACCCGACCAAAAACTACATAAAAGGAAACTGAGGTGATTCGTATGGGCGTAGCATCCAACGCGGCACAGGAAGCGATACGTATCGCCAATGACAACACGCACGGTTATGATCAGACCAATCGTCTGGGTAATCCGGATTACGATTGTTCTTCTCTCGTGATCGATGTCTACAAAAAACAGGGTGTTCCTCTTACCTGTACGTTTACCGGAAATATGCTCGGCGATATGCTGGCTAAGGGATTTAAAAACGTCAATGCTCTTGTCAATCGCGTGAGTGGAGCCGGTATGGAACCTGGCGATGTGCTGCTGAACGTGGCCAATCATGCGGCCATCTACGTGGGTAATAACCTGATAGTGCAGGCCAGCAAGAACGAGAAAGGCACCATTACCGGAGGTCAGCCGGGGGATCAGACCGGAAACGAGATCGCAGTCCGCGGGTACTATAACTTTCCGTGGGATTACGTTCTTCGGTATACTGAGAGCGGGAGTACAAGCATCCCCGTAACGCCTGGTGCCAATACTTCGACTCAGGCTCAGAAACCTGTTGAAGAAATTCAAAATGGGATCTATACGGTGAAACAGGGCGACAGTCTCTGGGATCTGGCTGCGAAGTTCTACGGTAAGGGAACAGAGTTCACCCGTATCATGAAAGATAACGGACTTACGAGTTCGTCGATCAAACCTGGTATGCAGCTTAAGATCGGTCAGCAGACTCAAACGACTACACCGGTTCAGACTCCGACGCAGACTACACCCGTAAGCTCAGGCAACTGCACCGTAACTCTTCCGATCCTGAAGTACGGTGATACCGGTATGCGAGTCCGTAAAGTTCAGGCTCTGCTCAAGTACATCGGCTACAGTACGATCGAAATTGACGGAGACTTCGGTCCGGATACAAAATCTAAAATCGAGCTGTTCCAGAAGGCTAAAGGATTTTCGGTTACCGGAACAGTAGACGCTAAAACATATGAGGCTCTGTTGTCATGAAAACGATGGACCTCATCTTGATTATTGTCGGGGTCCTGCTCATTGCATTCACGGTCACAATGATAGTGATATTCTGGCGTATGGGTACGGTCCCCGACACTTTAATTACCTGTTTCTATGGAGCTTTGGCAGGTGAGTGCGGCATTATGGGCTGGATTAAAACGGCCAAAGTTCGTCATCAGGACAGGGACTGGTTTAAAGAGGACCAAAACAAGGAGGTGTAAGCGTGATCATTTACAGAGGTGATCAGTACGCTGTTCCGTTTATCATCCGTTTGGGGAATTCGATCGTGACTCCGGAGATGGTCGATGACGTGCGTATTCAGATCGGAAATGACCTTAGGGAACAGTCCGTACAGTCGCTTACGTACAATCCGGAGAAAAACTCTTGGGATTTCTACGTGACCGAGGAGTTCACAAGGAAATTCGCAAAAGGATCTGTTCCTTACCAGATCGGTGTCAAGATCGGAAGCGAAATACGTCACTCTGCTCAAGGTACGTTAAGAATCGACGATAACATCATAAAGGCAGAGTGGTCAGATGAGTGACATTACTTATATTTCGGACGATGTAAATGTCCATATCGATCAATCGGAACCTTTGGACGTAGACGTTCGAGATATAGGTGAGCCGATAGAGGCTAATGTTGAAGCCGTTACTTATATTTCGGACGATGTTAACGTTCGTATAGAAGAACCAGATTCGATAGATGCGATTATAGATGCCGGAAATACTGTAGAGGCCAGATTGGACGATGTTACTATCAATCGAATTACGGAGGGCGGAAATCTTCCTCCTGGCGGGAACCCTGGAAATCTTCTCATTAAGTATTCTACTGAGGATTATAAAGCTGAATGGAAAGCTATCGAAGAGGCCGGGTTCCGGCATATTTACTACGATACGACCGCGAACTGGGACCTTCAGAGAGAACTGATCTCCGAAGAGGGTGCCATTTATATATACTCTGACTATTACCAAGGTGGAGGTACGGTCACTCCGGCTGCTAAAATAGGCGATGGGCTGGCATATCTTATTGATCTTCCGACGACATCAGACATGTTCGTAAACCGCCTGTACGCTCACATATGGGATACTGATTCTCACGTTTCAGCTTACGATCGTGAGTTCTGGAACAACAAAGTAACGTCAGTTCTCGACCACTCCGATGCCGAGAATCTGGTCCTTACAAAAGAGTTCTTATAAGAAAGGAATAGATCATGGCCGATATTTCGAAAATTACACTTCCGAGTGGTACTTCGTATAATATTAAGGATGCCACAGCACGAAGTGGGCTTTCCGGTAAGATCGATGCGCCCTCTTCGCCGTCCAGTGGTGACGTTCTGACATATAACGGTAGCGCGTGGGTGGCAGATGAGGCTCCTAAAGGAATATTTATTGCTACTTATGGCACTACGACTGCCGCACAGGTAGAGGCCGCCTATCAGGCAGGTATGATGTGTATCGTTGAGTATAGCGATAGAGTATACGTACATTCTCTTAGAGCCTCGGCTGGATTGCATAATTTTACGACTGTTTATAACGATGGATCTGGCTCTAACTATTTATATCAGGTAGCAGTGAACAATAGCTCCTGGACCAATTCGAGCGTTAAACTTGCTCCTATTTCTTCCCCAGCATTTACTGGCAACCCTACAGCAACTACACAAGCTGCCGGAAACAATAGCACCCGTATTGCAACTACAGCTTTTGTTCAGACTGCGATTGCAAATGTGCTCTCGGGTGGGGTAGTATTCAGAGGCGAAACTACTACATCGCTTACTGATGGCGCCACTACAAACCCGATCACGATCAACGGGAACAGCTATACTGCTGTTCAGGGCGACCTGGTTATCAGTGGTAAAAAAGAATTTGTATTCGATGGTACTCACTGGATCGAACTGGGTGATCTGGATGCTCTTGGCGATCTTGCCTGGAAAGACACAGCTTCGGCGTCTTACACTCCTGCCGGCACCGTATCTCAGCCGACGTTTAGCGGAAGCTCCTTGACGTCTACAGGAAGTTTTACCCCGAGCGGAAGTGTATCGATTTCCTCGTCGAGTACGAGATACATTAGAGCTGGTACGACCACAACATATAATGCCAATTATGCAGATATTACACCAGCCGGTACCGTATCGAAACCCAACGTGACGGTGACCCCGTCAACTAGTAGCATCACACCGTTTGGTTCGGCCGGCTCGCTTCCGTCGTTTAGCGCGACAGTAAGTAATGAAAATCTCACGCTTAGTTTTGATGCCGGATCGCTTCCATCTGGAGGAACCGCGGTATCGGTAATGACCGGAGCGACAGCGGAGCTTGCGAGCACCCCGACATTTACGGGAACTGATAAATATTTGGGCCTTTCGAATGTTACTAGCGGAGGCACTGGAACCGCAGCAGTACCATATTCGTATAGTGCTACATTTACTGGAACCGAAGGCAACGTCAGCGTTACCGGAACTCCTGCTGGTACTGTTTCTCAGCCTACGTTCAGTGGTACTGCCGCTACAATCAGTGTGTCTTGATGGAAGGAGTGATATTTTATGGCAGATGTTTCTCAGATCACTCTTCCGAACGGAAGCACATATGACATAAAAGATAAAACTATAAGAGATGAAGTACAGTTCAAAGTCTATGATTCTGTTGCAGATTTAGGGTTAACTGTTTCAAGCGCGACTCTTGCCGGGGCATGGGCTGCATTACCATATAAGTCCATGTTAATATGCGAGGGATATGAGTTTTCTGCCAGCGAATTTTCTGGTGCTACGCAATACGGAGTCGTCGAAATGGTAAAGTCCGCTACAGATACTAGAGGATGGATAAACATGTATGGCCGGACACCCGATGATATAGGGATTGGTGACTGGCGAATGGGTATAAACGCAAACGGAGTTCCAATGGGAACGTGGTATAGAGTAGCCGATGGTTCAACGTGGGCTGCTGCGGTTCCAAACGGTAATGCGATTTTATCTCAGAATTGCTCGTTAACAGTTAAACGAAATGGCAATATAGTTACTCTCTCTGGCCATTTTGAAACGACGTACGCAATAACCGGATACGACTGGGTTGCGGCAATACCAGTAGGTTATAGACCGAGCAATGCCGAATATTTACCAAATCATATTACGGTTTGCCCAATGTATTCCGGTTCATATGGCGCATCGGCATTATATTTGGATAGGGATAAACTCTACACTTGGTCAACTATTCCTGGTGCCTCACAATGGTGGGTCAGTGGCACATGGATAATATCGTAACAATAGGGAGGACTTAAAATGTACATCGTAATCGAACTTCAGACTAATGACGGTGGTACCGTCGGTAATTTCGTATGGGCTTTCGCGACTCGTGAGGAGGCTTTTGCCAAGTATCATGCCGTTCTGTCTGCAGCTGCGGTATCGGTTCTTCCGGTACATGCCGCTGTGATTCTGGACAATCATGGCCTCCAGATCGCTGCGCAGGCATTCGAACATATTCCGGAGCCTGAACCCGAACCTGAGGCCTAATTATGGACATCACCCTTATCGTTAAGATCGTGCTGATGGTATTGGCAGCGATCTATACTTATATTCTGGTGCCGTTCATCAAGGCTAAGACTACCGATACTGAGCTCGAGAGCCTGAAAAAGTTCGTTCGGGCCGGTGTTCGTGCAGCCGAAATGATTTACAATGAAGACGGCATGGGAGCTAAAAAGAAAGCATACGTCCTGGAGTACCTGAAAGAACTCGGGTACTCCATTGACGTTAACGAAATCGACGCCATCATCGAAGGCGCCGTCTATGAGCTGAAAAAGGAGTTTGAGTAATGGATCAGAAAATTCTTGATGCTCTTAAGAAAATTAACGAAAAGTTAGGTGGAACTAACGATCCTGGCGAGAAGTGGGGCACTCTGCTCGAGGAGATTGCCGAAAACTTAAGCGGATCGGAACTTCCTGAGGTTACATCTGACGATAAAGACAAATTCCTCCACACGAACGACACCACTGGCGCACTGGAGTGGGCTGACGCAAGCGGCGGTGGTGGGAGTGGAGCGTTCATCGTTACACTCACAGGGGACGATGATACTCCCGTCGTAGACAAGACAAACGCAGAGATTTATGCGGCGGTGCAGGCGGGTTCGTTGGTTATATGCAGACGGTTCATAAATGTGACGGGTCACTATGACTACTACTACTTGATGGACGCTGATAGCACAAGAGCGATTTTCAGCAACAACAAGTATTTCAATTCCCAAGAGAGCGGGTTCGGAATAACTGTAACCGTCGAAACAAATGACAACGTACAGACTGTGACCGAGGACTATACAGCTTGGACGGTTGAGGACGATGCATAACAGGTGAATCAATATGGCAGATACGGCAACGTTGATTTGTCTGCCGTAAAAATTCAAAATGGGAGGCTAATGTATGCCGTCATTACAGATTATCTCTCAGATCAAACTCAACGTTTCGAGACCGAACAGCGGAGTCGTAGTGTACGCCAAGCAGTATGATATGGCCTCTCGTATTATCGACGTGGATCTGGTTCACGGATCCGAAACGTGGGACCCTCCGTCCGGATCCGAAATGCTAGTAATGTATTCAAAGCCGGATGGGACCACCGGAATCTATGATATCGTAGAGCCGTACGAAGAATACTCCAGCGAAAAGACTTACGCGGTAGGCGATAAAGTCCTCCACGTTTACAGCAACACCAGGTATGTGTATACGTGCCGGACAGCCATCAATACTCCTGAGGCGTGGAATGCTAATCACTGGACCCGGAATTCGGCGGTCACCCCTGCTGTAACAATTCAGGGTACAGGCAAGATTCGTGTAACTCTGGCAGAACAGGCTCTGACCTGCCCAGGGAATGTACTCGTATCAGTAAGCTTTTTCCAGAACGGAATCCGATCTACGACGCTCTCGTTCATCCTGAACGTCGAAAAGAGCCCTGATGACAATACAGTGCTCAGGTCCAGTGATTACTTTAACATTCTGAGTACGCTGATCGAAGGGCTTTTAGGCGCTACGACACATCCGCCTCAGATCGATCCGAATAATAAAAACTGGCTGTTGTGGGATGAAACAACAGCACAGTATGTGGATAGCGGGTACTCGTCGATTGGTACTACTGGACCTGCACCTACGATAACCTCAACGGTCAGGGAGTACACTACCTCTACGAGCGGAACCACAATTCCTTCGTCCGGATGGTCCACTACAGTCCCGTCGGTCGACCAGGGCAAGTGGCTCTGGACGCGAACAACCGTAAACTACGATAACGGCGGACAGGTCATCTCGTATGCCTGTGCTTATCAGGGTATTGACGGTCAAGGATCCCCAGGCACTGCTACACCGAAAGGAATGGCAGCGTCAGGTTCTGCAGGCAGCGCAAACGCTTACAGCCGCCAGGACCATAAGCATCCATACCCGGTGACGATTACGAACGGAGCTCTTGTATTTCCGGCGTATGACGCCACGTAATCAAAATGGGAGTAACGTTATGAGTTTGAAAGACATCATTACGTTAGCAACGGTCAAAGACACGTTGTCCACAGGAGGGATTATATTTGTGATCATCGCATCCCTCCTGCAGATCTCCAAGATCAATATTAACCCGTGGGACAAGATCCTGGGCTGGCTTGGAGAACGGATCAATACTAAAGTCAACGAAAGGCTCAACGATATGGTTGCCAAAGTGACTGCCATTACAGTCAAACTCGACGAGCATATCGCTGAGTCTGAGTTCAAAGAAATACAGGACACACGGCGTGATATTCTCGATTTCGCCAATGCCTGTATGAATGGTCGTAAGCATACCAAGGAGCAATTCGATTTCGTGATCAAGGAATGCGACGACTACGAACGTTACATCGAGCGAAACGATATCAGAAACGGCGTCGTGTCCTCTGCGATCAAAGAGATCCGGCGCCTTTACGAAAAGTGTCTTCAGGAGAACTCTTTCCTGAAGGAACCCGCATAAGTTAGGAGAATAATTTATGGATCAGAAAATTCTCGATGCCCTTAAGAAGATCAACATTAAACTCGGCGGTACAAACGGTAAGAACGAGCGGGTAGGCACGCTGCTGGAAAAGATCGAAGAGAATGTGGAATCTGGGTATACGCCTCCAGATGGCGAACCGCTTGTTATTACGATTATAGCTGATCACGATAATAACACATGCGCCGCGGATACGACGTTCGAGGAAATTCGGAATTTTGAGGGCTTTACACGGTATGTGCATTGGATAGACATAGAGGAAGGCGAAATTACCGAAGACTGGGTCTATCCGGTATACAGTTATATGTCTATCGATCCTCGTTTGCTCGATGGCAAAAATGTTATTGTTCTTCCGGAGCCTTGTTCGTATAATTACACCCCGGTTGGTAATCAGATCAAATTTACCATGTGGTTTAATGCTCTTTGCGTAGATTCCGATGATAACTGGTATAACTTGAACACCCAAGGCTTTACTCTTGCTGACAACGTAAGTGTTCCGGAACTTTATCCTCTTGTCGGCGATTAATACTTACAGAGAGCATCTTCTACAGGTGCTCTCTTTTTTTCGATTTTTACAGGGTGCTTAATGAGTAAACAACTAATTTTAGAAAGGAGCATTCAAAATGGCAGACAATGTTATCGAGTTCCAGGATTCGAGGACTACTTGGCAGAAGTTTAATGAGAAAGCGAAGGACAAGTATAATGCCAGTGTTGCCTGGTGTAAGGAGCACAAGGAGATCGTCATGGCTGTCGCTCCTGTGGTTATCAGTGGTGCGTTCGAGCTGGCTAAGGCCGGCATGAAGTACAACGATAAGAAACAGGAACGGGAGCTGGAGGCGGAGAAGCTTGCGTCTGTTTACGACAGGAGCGCCGGTATGTATCTGGCCACGCGGCGTCCGTTGACCAATGCCGACTGGAGGAGGATCCAGGAGCTCAAGCGACAGGGTTATACCACTGGCGAAGCCCTGGATAGGCTTGGTTTGTTGGCTTAAGAGCGGGACCTACGGGTCCCCTCTTTTTTTACCATTCCGTTATTGGAAGGCTACGGGTTTACGCTCAAGAAGAGTAACAAAAAGACTTGCTCTTGAGTATTGCTGTCGCTGGGTTCGCAAACAGCCGTAAAGTCTGGCGAAAAGGACAAGGTCTTCTTTTTTGCATCTCCCATAATGAGAAGGACACCATGGTTTTAAATAGAAATTATGGGAGGTTTGTAAAATGAGAACTGACATTGATATAGAGGTTTGCAAGAGAGTTATGGCGGCATTGATGCTGCTTGCTAGCGGTATCGACGCCCTTGGAAAACTCACGACAATAATGACTGTAATCGGTTATGTTAGCATTATTACGGCAATAGCGTATATTGTTTATATAGGTATCATGGTTGCCCTGATCAAGAGCAGAGAGTCTTAACAGATTCTCCGCTTTTTACAATTTGTCTTCTTTTTTGCCACTTCCTTAATGGAAAGGAGGGATACGAAATGACCAAACAAGAGGCCATTGATAAGTATCTCGGAAGCCCATTTATGGAGCTGTGGGTTGTTACTAATCAGCTTGAGAACTCTATCGAGGGAACTGAGCTCTGGAACCTGTATCCGAACTACGAGGATGCGTTGCGCTGGATCAACCTCAGTGAGGAATTCTATAAGAACGTTAGTACGTATTATAAGGAAGTAGAGCGTACTTACGATGAGAGTGGAATGCTCACTAGGTTCGTGATGGAGCATCGATCACTTGGTGAGGCGTTTACAGTGAAGGACACATTCATCATTGAGAAGCACTCGTTGATTGGGAGCTAACCACGGCTCCCTTTTTGTGTGAATCCGCGTGTGCATTTACCTAGTGCATGTGCGAAAACTTTAGTGTACTAGAGCAAACAGAAAAGCCCGGAAACCGTTGTAGTTCCGAGCAATTCTGTGTTATGGGGAGCTGTCAAATGGTGCCGGTGACGGGAATCGAAAACCCTATCGAAGAGCCATAATTATTGCAATTCCACTGTTTTTTCGTTCTTGGGTGGATTCTCGTGTGCATTTAGGGCCTGGGAATACAGTGCGCTCATACGATTGTCGAGCAGGTCTGCGAAATAGTCCTCCTTATCACGCATGACGTGCTGGTAGACATTCTGGAGCGTGTATTCCGTACTGTGGCCCATACGCTTCATTTGATATTTGTTAGGAATGTTCAGAGCAAGGGCTTCGGATGCCGAAAAGTGTCTCAGGTCATGGATCCTGTAGGCCGGAAGCCCGATATTCTCGCATAAGTTATGGAACTGACGATTGATCGTGGAGCGGTGGTGCTTAATGATCAGATCATCATCGTTTTCACGGGGTAGGGCGTCAATTATATTTAGTAGGTCCTGGCCTACCTTGATTCGCCTATACCCGGCATAGCTCTTGGTTCCTTTGATTACAGAACCGTTAACCCCTCGGACTTTTGCGGCATGGATATTTACGTGGTCGCCATCGAAGTCTGAGAATCGCAGAGCCAGAATCTCTGAGATACGTAAGCCTAGCCACGATGCCATCAGTATGACCAGTGAGAGCTCAGAATTATATTTTGGATCGGCCATTTCGCACCAGATACGTTTCAGCTCGTCTTCTGTCGGGATACAGATCTCATTATATTCTCTAGGAGGTAGATCTATGTCCGGTTTGAAGTTTGGTCTGTACTTGTGGAGAACTGCTGTTAGGAGGCCTCTGGCGTTAGCTAAGGTTTTTCGTGATATTCCGCGCTCGATATCGTAGCTGAATGCGCTCTGGATCTCGTCCTGGGTAAGCTTGTCAATGGGCCTGTCCATGATCTGGCGAAGGTAGTTATCCTTGCATATGCGGTAACCGAGTATCGTAGATGGCGAGAGATAGGGTGTTTTACGCTTAATGTAGTCTTCGTAAGCCTGCTCTACGGTCATAAAAGTCCGTTTGTCCTGTGCTGTTCCTAACAATTCTTTAGCTCGCTGTCTGACTTTTGTAGTGCTCCCGTCTGTAATGCTGTATCGCTGTCCGTCTATTTGGATCTGCATGCGGTAGTTACCGGACGGGAGTTTTTCTATTTTGGGGTATTTCACTTGTTAAAGCCTCCTTAAAAGTTTGTTGAAATTAGTCAAACAGCTCCCCAAAATTTTGGTACTACCCGTTTCACTATAGCATGAATAGTTGGGTTTTTGCAAGAATTTTGGTTGTGCCGATTTGACATGAGATAATGTTCTGCGGTATGTCTATGCTCACCAAGAAAAGGAGGAGACAGACATGCCTAAAACGTACATAACCGAGAGAGCCAGAAAACATGAACTGATGGAAAGACGCATGGACAGGTTTGATGCCGTAGTCACTGAGTATTTGAGATCTACCGGGTTTACTACTGCCGATCTAGCCTACGAGTTGGGCATCGACGTTAGTACGCTGTGGAGGTATCGTAACCGTGTGCACTCGTTCGAACTGGCTCCGTTTGGTACGATAACAAAAGTTTGCCAGCTTGCGAAGTGCACAACTGAAACACTCAGATTTATCTGTGGCATAGGGACTTCCTGGGAGAATGCTCGCATAGCTCGCGAGTACCCCGATCACTAACGTTCTCGGAGGAATTCAAAATGGCAGAATTAAAGCCCGAGCTGAGCCATAAAAACAGATACTGGCTGCCGAAGCACCGGTATTACGAATTACGGCACTTTGCACTCCAGTATCCTGAGTGGAAACGGTTATATTTTAAGCTCGATTTTCAGACCACGAAAATCCCCGGAGGAGTGTTTCTGGAAAAGGCTCTGAAAAGACCTGTCGAAAGCCTCGCTATGCTCCGTGAAGAGCTCTCCAAGAACATGAGACTGGTCGAAAGGCTCTGTAAGGAGGCCGATTCCCAGCTTGGCCCGTTTATATTCATGGCTGTAACGGAAGGAAAATCGTACAATTCGTTACGAATGGTCTACGATATACCCTGCGGACCCGATATGTTCTACGACCGGTATAGAAAATTCTATTGGCTGTTGAGTCAGGAGCGATAAAAACAGCTGTCTTAATGGAGGTGGATTAAATGAAAAACAAAACCCTAATTGCTTGTCTTGGGACATTCGTTGCGTCTGTGATAGTAAGCGACTGGATTCACAATTGGCGAGAGACCAATCGCCTGGTAGAAAGCGGTAAAGCGCTACACGATGAAACAGAAAAACTCATAAAGCAACTCGAGGAGGACAAAAAGAATTTTATTGACACCAACAAAAATATGGGAGACATTGAGAACACGCAACGACTCATTGAGCAATTACTTGAGCTTGATGAGTCTGACTGAGGGCCTACAATGGCTCTCTTTTTTACAGGTCGCTTAATGGAGGTGAATTAAATGAATCCTATTATTGAGGTAGAAGAAGCTGCTTTACGCCATCGTTTTATGGTAAACGCCACCGAACTGGCAAAGATGCTTAACGATCTGAATGCGGCAACCAATAATCATCAAAGACTTACACTCGGTGAGTACAAATCGATTATCAACCAGCATGTTGATAACAAATATAGACTTACTTTCGGGGTGATGGATGAGATGTTTGGTTTCGAATATAATGATGATCTTGGAAAAGCATTTTCTGCTCGGGTTTGGTGGGTGCTTGATGAAACGGTTGGAATGAGAGCAAAAGGAGAACTTAATTTTAGGAAAAATGATGAATTTCCTGAAGAGACCTAACAACGGGTCTCTTTTTTACAGGTCGCTTAATAGAAAGGAGTGATACCAATGACATATGAAGATTATGTACGGGATTTTGTTATATCCTTGGCTAGGGAACGAGGCTCATTACGAGAGCTCTCAAGAGAGACTAATGTGGACGTGGCCATACTCTCAAAGATCTGTGGAGGGAAGTATATTCCCAAAAAGAAGACTTTTGAGAAATGGTTCGGTCCTATAGAGGCCGATTTTGAGATGCCTCCCTATGAACCTAAGTTTATACTTAGTAAGGACCTGGAAAACCTTATGCAGACTCTAGATGCCCTTGGGTATCGTATCGAAATCGTTAAGAAAGAGACCTAACAACGGGTCTCTTTTTTACAAGTTCACATATGAAGGAGGTGCGTTTATGGCACGTGAGTATGTTATTTCAAAATACGAACAAAAATGGCGTAACAGACTAAGCGAAACGGAATCGGGTAGAATAGTTCTTGTGCTGTATGATATTCAGCGTAGACGAATTGATCCGGTAGATGGAAAGTTTGGGCGCGAATGGAAGGTTGAGTTCAAATTCGATATATTTGATGAGGACAATGATTACCTAACGATTTGCGACGAGCCCTATTGCTGGGTACTATTTCGAACCATGCTTCCTGAACAGGTGCGAGATTTCTACAAAGTGATTCCGGATACACTTATGGGGTTATACAAAAACGACATCGATAAAGTAATCGATATTTTGGACATGCAGCCATGGCAGTGTCTTTAAGAGAGTCGACAACGGCTCTCTTTTTTACATCCCTGTTAATGAAAGGAGTTGATACTTATGAAAAAACTATGTTATCTGATCGGTGTTTATCATCTGTGCGTTGGGATACATCATATACCAAGAACCATTAGGCGATTGGCGGATGCTCTTCCAGGGATCATAGAAGATATCCAGAAGATCCACGACGTGGCCGATCGCGAGGATCAACGCATAAAGGGAGAGCGGAAGACGACCAAAACCGTGAGTCCAAAACCCAAAAGTATGGTTATGGACAGAATAGGTTTCTGAGCGGCTAGTCCGCTCTTTTTATATTTTACAACTCCTATAGTGAAGGAAGTACACAATATTTAAACATTATAGGAGGACAATAAAATGAAAGAACTTACAAAACTTATGGTGATTGTTGTGGCGATCGCCGCTATGGCGCTGCTGGCGCTGAACGTTGAGGTCGCTGTGGAACTTATCGGAGTTGCGTTGACATTCTTGGCATTTTGCGGAATCGCATTGGTGGGACTGATCGCGTGTGCTTCCGGACAGGAGGAGCTCTAACAAGGGCTCTTTCCTTTTTCCATACACAGGTGCCCAAAAATCGTTATATTCTGCCATCACAGAATTAACAGGCTCCTTAGTAGGAATATTATTAAAAGGAGGACTGTTATGAGTACAGACATCAATAGTTTTCTGATCATGTGTTTAGGATGCGGGATCGCGTATTATATGTTCGGTCCAGTGGGGATAGGAGTTATAGCGCTATTCCTGCTCCTGAAAAGCAGAGGATGAAGACGAAAGAGGACTGGCGAACGCTGGTCCTCCTTATTTTTTACAGGGGGCATAATGAAGATTATTCTAAGGAGGTATTTACATGGATGAGAAAACAATAGCTGCTGGCGCAAACATGCTTACGTACGCGTTCAAAGTAGCGTGGCACACCTGGCTATACTCTACGATCCTCAACTCTAGCGCAGACAAGAGTTTGAAGATCTTTGGATGTGTAGCCGAGGGGCTGTACGTTATCGATCGTAGTCTCGGCTTTATCAAAAGCGCCGCAGAATGGATCGAATCCGGTACAGACACGTCCGAAGAGATCTCGGAGTCAGAGGAGTCCTAACAAGGGCTCCTCTTATTTTTGAAAGGAGATTGCCATGTATTCAAAAGAAATCGTAATCACTCTGCACGAACTCGTTCCTGAAAAGACCCCGGACAAGTATCTCAGCACCGATTCCAGAAACATTGATATTTCGGACTTCACCAACGATGAGGTCGCAGCTGTCATTAAGTTCCTGGATCGGATCACTCCGTTTGCACCGATCAAGAAGTTCGAACTCAACACCAACGAGATCTGGACGGATACGTACCCTCTTAGTAAAGGAATCCAGACTCCTATTGGACCTGTGGGGTGGGCGTAATGACAGGCTACACACCGGCTCGTAAGAATCGGCCGCCGTGTTATGGGTGCAAACATTTAGTACGGTCCAGCGATGATTTTGCAGTCGAATACTATTGCCATGCGAAAAGCAAAACTGGACATCGCATAACAGGAATGATCAGGCACAAGCATCCAAACGAACTTCCTTTAGCAATCGACACCTATGTCGACGAACGAATCCGGAGAAACATGAGACCGACCTGGTGCCCAGAAGAAAAGAAATCGCAAAGGCATTGATAGGAATTGATTGGCGAAGGCTGGGATAGGATTGGCACGTCACAGTGTACGCATGGAGATGGAATTGCGAGGCTCGGAAGCGCAGAACATGGCTACAGCAATGGTAAGAGTGCATATAATAGAAAAGATCGGCAAAGGCCTTGAGAAGCAAAACACTGAGACGCTACGGAAAAGATCTGATCGGAGCGGATCGGCAAAGGCGAAGCTTGGTATTGCGACGGGAAAGATGTGCATAGAAGGAAATGCTAAGGAATTGACCTGATCAGAGCGGATCTGCAAAGGCATTGAATTGACCTGATCGGATAAGCTTGGCAATGCAAAGGAAGTGCGGGGCAGCAAACAGATCAGCACAGGAGATGCGCCGCAGAGAATCGCGTTAATCCGCAATGGACTTGCTCAGAGGCGAATGGCGTATCCGTGCAGAGGCAACGCAAGGCGGAAGGTTGCACGGCAGTGGAAAAGAAGAGCACGGACCAGCTGGGAATAGCCAAGGAATAGCTACGAAGGGAACCGATCCGAGCAGCAGGGGCAAAGCGGAGATTAGTAAGGCGAGGGAATTGCTTTGATGAGAAAAGCCTGGCGAGGGGAAAGCAAACAGTTGCACGGCCGTGGAAAAGTAGGGCGGTGTACTGCGGTGGCAAAGCCTGGAATAGAGCCGCGAAGGAAAAGCGTATATTTGGGCCGCGTCGCGTTGGAAAAGCCAGTCAATGAATCGCTCCGAGACGCAAGGGAATGGCAGTTCAACGCTCTGCGAAGCTAAGGCATAGCGTGGAGACACTTACCGCAGCAATGGAAAAGCCATGACACGAGACGCAAAGAAAACTTATATTTTGAAAGGAGTATTAATGAAGGTAGTTCTGATTCTATACTTATTAATCGCTCTCTATATATTCGGATTAGTTACCGAGGTTGTTCCGGAGCGAGCTAAGGAAAAGAAGGTATCTGACGAAAAGTTGAAAGAATTATCGATACCTTTATTCCTGAGTATGGCGTTAGCATCGTTTTGTTGGCCTATTCTAATTATATTTTACAAACTTAATCGTAACCATTAATTGAAAGGAGATCTATTATGAAAACACTCAACGTTCGTCTTACCTTTATTGAGGGGATCCTCGGAACCGCAAGCAATGACCCGGAAATCTACAGCAACTTCATCGGCAGTAAGGCTCCCGATGCGAACTCATTGGAGGACGAGGTCGCAGCGATCGGAGTCGCCGATATCGTAGAAAAGGGCACCACCGTGTTCCCGCGTATGGATGACGGTACGCCGTTTCTCTACGACTACCAGATCAAGGGCTTTTTCAAGGACACCTGTGGCGTCCTGAATAAGCTCACCGGCAGAGACCCTGAGACCGGCAAAAAGCTCAAGGCGGCCAACGAATCCAGCAAGCTCACCGCCTACAAAAAGATCATCGACGGACTTATATTTGTCCAGCCCCGCAGGATCCCGATCCAGTTCGAGGGCGATATTACGATCTGCCAGCGTCCGCTTCGTGCCCAGACTATGCAGGGAGAGCGGGTCGCGCTGAGCTCTTCGGAACAGATCCCTGTCGGAGCGGTCATCGAATTCCGGATCCTGTGTATGAGCGACGAACATGTGGCGGCCGTTATGGAGTGGCTGGAGTACGGATATTTCCGTGGGATCGGCCAGTGGAGGAACTCCGGTAAGGGTCGTTTCGTGTATGAGGTCGTGGATGACGAGGGCAGGATCCTTAAGTGCAATACCTATCTTGCGGAGGAGTATCTGTATGGCACCTAATGAAGAGTTAACGAATCTGCTGAACTCCATAGGCGCGATCGCGGAAATGCTGAAGATCATGTACGATCGACTTCTTGATCAGGGTTTTGATGATTTTCAAGCGATGCGCCTTACGATTGAGTTCTTAAAGGCGACGATGGCAAAATGAGTACGCCTACAGACTGGTTTCCACACGGAGTCGCCACGGACTGCCTGTGGTATGATATTTTCCAGGGAAACGAATCATGCGCGAGGCACGGCTGTTCTCTCGGTTTAGGGGAGGATGAGCCGTGCTTTTTGTGTAAGGACTACGTGATATTTGAAAGGGGAGCGCAGTATGACAAAGAGAAGACGCGTCGTCTGTTTAGTCCTGGTCTGCCTGTTGATCGTAATGGCCAGTATTACTTTGACGGGATGTAGCAAAAACCCGAATCAGGATTCCGAAAAAGGTCGCTGGCACGCCATGATCCGGATGCCTGATGGATCCATCGTAGGAGGACCGGTGACAAACTATAGCATTGCGGGATATTCCGAGACAGTAACGCTCGACATCGACGGAATCAGGTATAAGACCCAGTTGTCGAATGTCGTAATGACCAGAGAACTAAGCAAATAATACACCGCACCTAATGATGAGAGTGAATAGGCTGGGTTATGCCAGGCCTGGGGGTAATGCCCTAACACATTAATAGTTCAATGGTAGAACGCCCGTTTACGGGAGACGCCTGTTCGAAGCGGGCATCTCCTCATCAATTTTATGAAAGGAACTAAGCCATGGAAATCGTCGACAAAGAAGTACGCTTCGACAAATACTGCAGCAAATGTAAGTACAGCAGAAACGCTGAAAACGAGGAACCCTGCTGGGAGTGCCTCACAAATTCTGTAAACGAGTACAGCCATCGTCCGGTGAATTATGAGGAGGATAAATAATGGCTCTACCCACACGTAACGAATCGATCTATGATCTCAGACGTTTTCTGAATCTGTGTGACGATCTGGAGAAACGCGGACATAACGAGGCCGGGATCGCCTATGCTATGGGCTTCAATGAAGTAAGCTCATTCAGGGCATTTAAGGCGATCGTTGTCAAGAACGTACGCGAACTGGAAGAGAGTGAAGAATAATGGACTGGTCTTTCTGGGTTGGCTTGGTAGTCGTACTTGTAGTCGCCGGGTTCTGCCCTGGCGAGAGCTTTATGCATGACGACTTCGACTTCAAGTGATATTTACAGCCTCGATAATGAGGAGGTGGACACGATGAAATATCGATTTAAGTACGAACGTGGTCATGTCGTGGTATACAAGAACGGAAGGTTCTGGGGCACATACGACACGATCGGTGAAGCGAAAAGAGATATTCTCGAAGAAGAATCCGAAGAGGGAGAGCTGTAACAGGTTCTCCCTTATATTTTGAAAGGAGATTTTTATGGCTATTTCTTGGACATCATTCATGCTGGGGCTCTGCATCGGTCTGCTTGGTCTGGGTGTTACCGCTTATATTCTGACCGTGAAGCAGACCGAGGAACTTAACGCACATCATAAGTTCTTTAAAGACTACGCCACGATCCTGGATGGCGAGATCTCTCATCTGGAAAAGTACGTGGATGAAAAAATGGAAGTCCTTAAAAATGCGGTTATGAAACTTCACGATCTGGATCTGGAATTCCATGAGCATACAGTAAAATCGGTCAACGAGGTTATAGGCGCTACGGAAAAGGTGACGAGGCATTTCCAGACCACAGCGAATTATATTGCCTCGTCAAGCGGAACTCTTGAGGCTCTGCACAGAGATTTCAACGAGCAGATGAAACTCATCGAGATCAATGATAAGAGATGGGAATTGATTCAGGAGCATATTACCGAAAAAGCCGATGAGCCTGAACCGTACTATGGGGATTTGACCGATTTTTTGGAAGCTAACGGTATAACGATCATGATCGAACATTGGATTTTCAAGAATGATGTCACTGTGACGATGTCCAATGCGTTCGGCGATATCAAGAAGACCTTTGGTCCTTACGAATGGCATGACAACCAGTACAAAATTATATTCTCAATGCTCGAAGAACTTTTAAAAGGAGGACAAACAAATGAGCAGGAAATGGCAGAGGGAGCAGGCGCATCTGAAGGCGGAGATGCTTGGGATCAAGCACCCGAACCGGATGATGTACTTCCAGGGGAAGCCGATGGGATCCTGGTTCGCGAACAACTGGAGAAAGATCGGATCGGTGACGCTCCCGAAGCCCCAGCGGAAGAAGCGTGAGGCATCATGATCACACTTACCATCGATGTAGGGAGCGTATTCCTGGGACTCGTCTTGGGATGCGCTCTCGCATTATTTTTGTATCAATTTATAGACTAGGGGGATTCTATTATGTCTAAATTCAAAGCTCGCGTTGTGACCGCTGTTGTCGGTCTGTTCCTGTTCTGCACGATCTATATTTCGAGCGGGTATGCCGTCCGCTGGTATACCACGTTTCGGAATATTTTTGCCATCTTCGGGGAGCTTATGGCTCTCTGGGTATTCTATCGGTGGATGATCGAACCTCCGGCCGAGGACCCGAAGCATGTAGACCTGCCGGTAGCATCAGGAGACAGCATTCCCGATAGCTGGATCAACCCATTCAAAGTCGTAAAGGAGAAAAGTAAAAATGTACGAGGAAAACAGACTATGGCAGCGGCAGATGGACTTCCGCATGCTGGGGATAACGAAAGTCGGAGAGTCCACATACCTGGTGGGACCGTGGAGGTTGTTAGGTCCAGCGATGGAAGCTGTGAGGTCGTCAGCGTTTCTGAGGACAGCCCTCGTGATAGCAAATCCTTCGGCAAACCCGATGGTGAAGCGGTACCTGTTGGAGAGTCTTAACAAATGATACACGTAAGTATTATATTCGTCTGTTTATGGTCCGCCCTAATGTTCTGGGGCGGATATTTTGTTCATTGGCTTATTACTCCTAAGGTAGGGTTCATCCATATCGAAAAAGACAACAATTCGGAGTACGACAAGTTCGCTATCGAGTTCACCAAAGATCCGAACGACTTATATTTGATGCGAGAGTGCATGCTCAAGGTCAAAGTAGTCGACAAAAAAGACAACCCTGATAATGACAAGACTTAGAAAGGGAGGTTTGCGCATGGATATTGAGGCGACTCGCGAGGAGTACAATCGGGTGCTTAACGAGCTTAGCAGGATGATGCCTGATGACCCGAACTATGCTAAGACGCTGGAGGCAGCGGAGTCACTGGCAAAGATCATTGGCGAGTACGAGCGCAGAGATCTGGACCGTATCAATTCGAATATCAAGAACGATATTTCGGAGGAAGAGCTTCGAGTTGATATGGCCAAGGTCAAAGCGGATCGGCTTCGTTCAGGAACTGAGGTGGTGAAGTCCGTGCTTTCGAGTGCCGTAGCAATCGGCATGGGTTTCCTGGCGTACAAGAACGAGGCTGTGGACTTTAAGCTCCCGAGCGCTCGGAGCGTCTGGAATCTGGCAACAAGCTGGATCCCGAAGAGGTGAGTCAAGATGGAGAGGACCCAAACAGGTTCTCTCCTCTTTTATATCTGGTTTACATAATTTGCATCTCCATTAATGAAGAGAACAAAAACTTGAATGGAGGTTTTGATAATGTTGTACGTTGAAGATTCGAGAGTGAATTGGAAGAGCGGGATCATGGTCACGTTCGTACGTCTGGAGAACGGCCTGTCTCCGGTCGAGTTCGGCGAAAAGTTTGACATCAGTCAGACGGAGCTGTACGCGATCGAGAACGGGGATATTCTCCCGAAGACGAACCTGATCAACAGGATCGCTGCGGCGACCAAACTGAACTTCGATCAGATGTGCGGCATTCAGAAGAGCACTCGTAAAGAGGCTATGTTCTGCTGAATACAAGGACAGACTGGCAAACAGCTGGTCTGTCCTTTTCATTATATTTACATAGATGTACGTGTCGGAATTTAGTTGAAAGGAGACAATTGTGGCACGGCTTATACCTATCAAAGCAAGGCCGGATCTTCATCAGGAGCGACCGGTAATAGAACTCACAGGCAAAGGGAAACTACTGTGTTATGAAAAATGCGGAGGACGATGGTTCCGATCTAGTTATTGGCATGTGGAGGACGACCTGGCGATCTTTCAGGAACTGTACGAGACCGAAGAATACGTAAGCTTGGCCGACCTTCATGATAATCTCGGGATCACAAGCATTATGAAAGACCACGATTTCGGATGGAACACCGGCCTTCACGGAGCGATCATGATTATATCAATTACGCTTATGGAAGGCGGGTATATGGGCATGGAGGAACCGGTTCTGCTTCTGGAACCAAATGCTTTACCAGAAAGAAATTTTACAGATTTTTAAGGAGGCAATCTGATGTTTAACAAAATTAGTGGATATTTTAAGGACAACGGACCGGCTATCGCGACTGTCGGCTCCATGATCTGCACCGGGCTCGCAGTTATATTTGCAATCAAGAACGCAGATAAGGGCGTCGCTGCGAAGGAACTCTACATCGAAGAACAGAATGCCATCGAGGATCTTCCTCTGGCTGACCGTAAGCCTCAGGACGAGATCCAGAATAAGATCACGTATGGAGTTCGTCTCGTTAAGGCGTACAAGGAGTCCATCATTCTCGGCGGGACTGCTATTGTTCTGACGGCAACGGCGAATAAACACAACGCGAAGACAATCGCAGGTCTGTCTGCTGCTCTGGCTATCAGGGAGGACAAGCTCAAGAAACTCTACAGAAAAGCCGATGATATTTTCGGTAATGGCACAGCGAGCGATCTTAAAGAAGCCGTGAACTGTGATGTTCCGCCGTTCGACGAGGACGAGATCGTAAAGACGACAAAAAGGCGTCGTAAGAATGAGAAGGTCGAAAGATATTACGAAACCCACAGCGGACGAGCATTCGAGGCATATCCGAGCGATGTGGATGCAGCCATTGAACGAGCCAAAAAGAGAGCGGCCAGGGACTTTGGATATTTGAACTATAACAAATGGAGCTCTCTGCTCGGGCTGCCCGATCTGGATATCGGCATCGTTGACGAGTGGAACGCCAATAATCCGTTCGAGGTGGTTCAGAAGATCGTCATGGTAAATGGCGAAGAGTATATCGGATTGATCTATGAGAACGATCCGGTAAGCGAAATGCGTAATTATAAGAAACTTTATTAATAAAGGAGGGTATGCAAATGGCTACCAAAAAGAAAAACCCCGAACCCGAGATCAAGGAAGTTAAGTGCAAGGAACCCGATCTGGAGGCTCTCTTTGTCAAGCATGCTTCCACTCCCCAGGTAGGCAAGAAGATCTACAAGACTCTGTCCGCTCATGGCGGTCGTGAGTTCCTGATGGGTCTGAGCCTGGACGATCTCACTAAGCTCGTTGGTCGCAAGGGCGCAATCCTAGCGGTCGAGGTGGCTTGCGATCTGGCCGGCAAGAAGTAAGATCCATTCTCGGCACAGACAAACTGGGGCCCGGGGTTTCATTCGCTCCGGGCCTCCTATCTACGGAGGGAACATATGGCGAGCGAAATCGTTTATGTATATATCGCCTGGTACACCGAACCCAGAAACGCATTGCACGAGATAAAAGTGTTTAAAAATGCACAGGCTGCATACGATTACAAAGAGTATATTAATCGAACAAATGCTGACGTTTATTGTGAGGTGTACCCGAAAGTTACGGAGGATTGATCATGGTAGGCCTTGCGGAATGGCAACGTTTCAAAAAGAGATTTCCCGAGCTTGCTGACGAGTATAAAACGTTCACTCTGGACAGTCACCATCCTCACGCACTCAAGATTGAGATGAGGAACGGCGAGAAGTTATATTTCGCTTGTGGCAAGACCGAGGGCGATTTTACCCTCACAACGAACGAAGGCGTAATCAACTACATTCGCTTCGGTCGTAAGTGGAAAAAGTAATTATATTTTACAACCACCTTATTGGAGAGCAGTGCGCAGGCTCTCTAATCTTTTTATGGAGGACATTTTATGAAGATCAATTGGAAAGCGATTCCTGAGGCGCTCAAGATCGCAGGTAAGTTTGGGGAGAAACATCTCCCTGAGATCCTGACCGGTCTCGGAGTAGCGGGTTTCGTAGGAACTGCGATCCTGGCAGCCAAGCAGGCTCCGAAAGCTCAGACAGCCATTAAGAAGGCCGAACTGGAAAAAGCGGAGAGAGAGAATCCCGGTGAGATCGAACTTCCTAAAGTCAAGCTCACTCTGTGGGAAACGATCAAAGCAGTCGCAGGATATTATGTGGCGCCAGTGGCTCTTGGAGGGGCATCCACATTCTGCATATTTAAGGCACAAGACATGAGGCTTAAGGATATAACTTCATTGTCGATGGCCCTCTATGGTTCCAGAAAAGAACTCAAAGATCTGCAGGACAAGATCATCGAAAAGGACGGTAAGGAAAAGCTCAAAGAGTACGAAAAAGAGATCCACGAACCTGAGATCCAGAGGTTTATGTCCGATTATGGAGATACGAACATCTATAACACGGGTAAAGGAACCACGATATTCTTCGATCCAACGATAGGTATGGCATTCTATTGCAATCTGTTCACCGTTGAAAAAGCGATCGGACACATGGTTCAAGGATGTAAAGACGGGGATTCCTATCCGCTGAGCGCGTTTCGTCATGAAATCGGCCTTCCAAGAAATGATAATGAGGGGGACTATCATTTCTATTATGAGTTCGTCCGAGACACGATAAGCGACGTGGAGGATCATAACTATAAAGACTATTTTGAGTATCACAGCCTGAATCCTGAAGAAGGAGATAATCGTTCCTGCATCTGGATCACCATCCCGGATTATATTGCACACAAAAGGGAGGACGACAGGGACGGGGTTCCTTTTCGATATCGCTGATTTCTTACCGTTTTGGGAGCAGGTAGATTACTGGTCTAGGATACCTAGCTGGTATATCTACCAGCTCCCCGCAGATTTTACAAACTATCAAATGAGGAATAAACCTTAAAATTAATTATCTGAAAGGAGATATACTATGTCTGATGAGATGAAGAACGAAGGGAACGAGACCCCGGAGGTTCAGACCGAGACCAAGAAGGTTTCGCTCGTCGGGAAGGTAAAGTCAAAGTTTCGGAAGGCTGAGAAGCCTGCTGAGCCTGAGGGCTCCGCGGAGATCAAGCCCAAGAAGTCCTTTAAGCAGAAGCTTAAGGACAACAAGGGAAAGATCATCGGCGGTGTCGTCATCGGCGCAGCGGCTGTCGGAGCCGCTCTGAAGCTCCTGGCTAACGCCAAAGCCGACGGTGAGATCGATCCTGATTTCGAGACCGAACCCGGAGACTATGATCCTGAAGAAGCTGCTCTCGATGAGATGGAATCTCAGGAGGTTAACGAGGGTTAAACTCAATGAGGAACTGTTGGATATTCCAACGGCTCCTCTTTTTTTTTAACGAACGTAAGGAGTGAAGACATGCCAAGATTAGAAGACAATTCGTATGCTTCCAGACAGGAGCGGGAGCGTGCGATACAGCCTGTTGAGCGGGTCACGACCGGTAAAGCCGTAGTCAAAAAGAAAACATTCGGTCGTAAAGTCCTGGATCTGTTCCTGAGCGAAAAGATTGATGACGTTGGAGATTATATTACTCACAGCGTTATCGGACCGGGGATCAAATCGCTGCTCTACGATATGGTAAATAGCGCAATTTCTATGATGTTTTGGGGTGATCCGAATGTCAGACGTAACAGCAGGCGCGATGGTGGCGGAAGCAGAGCAAACGATTATTGGAGAGCTTCTAATGAACGTGGGCGCTCATCCGATCGCGGACGACGGCCTGCATACGACTACGACGACATTATATTTGAGACCAGGGATGACGCCGAGCGCGTACTCGATAGGCTATTTGACCAGCTCGAGCGCTACGGAAAGGCACGCGTCGCAGATCTCTACGAAGCTGCTGGATTATCGCCAGATGGAAACTACACGGTGAATTATTATGGCTGGTACTCGTTGAGGGGTGCCGGCGTATATCCTACAAGCGAAGGGTGGGCCATTGACCTGCCGAAATGTGAATCGTTAAGATAAGGAGGACAAAATGAAACTTGATATTCTGAAGAAAGCAGCGAGCACTGCTAAAGTCGTTGTCTTTAAGCTTCGGGAAGTACGTCCCGAGATCATGCTGGGCGTAGGTGCTGCGTCTGTTCTGGCCGGCACCATTCTCGCATGCAAAAAGACCAAGGAGGCTGAACCAATTGTCGAGCACGCCAAAGAAGAACTCGATGAGCTCAAGTTCGTGTCCGGAACGTACGGTGCGGAAAAGCCCTCCGTTGCTGAGTATGCTCGAGTTATATTCCGTAACGGGGTTAAACTCGTAAAGGTATACGGAAAGTCTACAATACTGTGGGTTGGAGGCATGGTGTGTATATTTGGAGCGCACGGAGAACTTAAGTCCAAGAATACCAAACTGCTCGCCAATACTGTGGCCCTGAAGAAATTATTCGATGATTACCGAGAAGCCGTTCGTGAAGAAATTGGTGAGGAAGCCGAAAAAGCGTTATATTTCGGTGCCAAAGACGAGGAGTTCGAGGTCGAGGAGTACGACGAAAAGACCGGTGAAGTGAAAACCGTAAAGACAAAAGGTAAAGTATTCCGTAAGCAGCCCGGTTCCATGTGGGCCAGAAACTATACCCCTCGTACATGCGACGAATTCGATACCCGTACATACAATGAAGTCTGGATCAAAAAGAAAGTCGAAGGGCTTAATCTGGACCTGAAGTTTCAGCCTTTCGTGACGATCAATGACGTATACGATGCTCTGAATCTGAAACCCGGAAGCGGTCGTTGCGCTGAGGGTATGACTGTCGGCTGGTGCTGGAATCCGAAGATCGACAGAGGAGACAGAGAGATCCGAGTCGAATTTCTTGAAGGCTGGGAGGAAGTCTATGATCCCGTTCTCGATAGGGTGAAGGTACAGCCGTGTCTGCGTCTGGACTTTAACTGCTATCCGCTGGAGGGGCTGATCTGATGGCCCAGAAAACTTCAGATGAATGCCAGTGGTGTCACATTCTAAGAAAACCTTTGAACTCCGCTACAATCGAATGGACAGTGCTTGACGACGACTTTTGTCAGCCAGTTACTAACAAATTAATTCATTATTGCTTTCATTGCGGGAGACGATTAGATAAGGAGGACGAGACATGAAAGTCTGGCAGGGTACACTTATATTCTTGAGCGGGGCCGTGGCTGGAGCTATCGGCTCCCTCTTTTATTTGAGAGGCGAGTTCGAGAAGAAAGTCGAGGAAGAGTGCGCTGTTCGTGAGATGGCCATTAAGGATCTTCAGAAACAGCAGGCAAATCTCGAAAAGGAACTAAAAAATACGTACAATCAAATTGATTCTAAGACATCTAAAGCCATCTCTGAGAGCGAAGGATATTCCTCGGATACTGTAACGGCAATGATCAGAGAACCCCGTACAGAGCGTCCTAGGGCCCTTAAAACGCAAAATACGGGGTCTAAAAACGTCGTTTTCTCTATTGATGAGAATGGAGAGGTAGACGATTTCCCTAAAGAGGATCCTATTGATATTCCGTACGGGATCACGTCGGAGGACTTTCTTGCTACACGGCAGGAATATGACAAAACCACACTAACTTTCTATATGAACGACCAGGTGCTTGCCAACGAGGATGGGGATATTGTGGAGGATCCGCGGTACCTTATTGGTGAGCGGGAGGACTGGATGAAGGAAGTCGGCCATTCTGAAGACAACGTGGCTTATATTCGTAATGAGAAGATAGGAGTTGACTATGAGATCATTTGCGAGTATAAGTCGTATACAGATGACTGGGCGACTTGAGAGGAGCTGACATGTGATGTTTTCTGACGATTACTATTATTGGCTCACGGATCTTCTTCATGACGATTACTTACAGTCCAACTACCAGAAACTGCTGCACCAAATGCTTGAGACTGAGTTCACATGGTCCGTTCCGTATGATAGTAATCGAGCGTCTGACGGGTTATATTTGAGAAAAAGCTACGAACGAGAGACCGGATGCGCTGTTTTTGAAGACGCACCGTGCGCTGTTTTGGAGATGTTTATTGCCATGTGCGTGCGTTGTGAGGACGAATTGATGCACGATCCGGATCTCGGGGATAGGACCAACGTGTGGTTTTGGGCCATTTTGGAGAATTTAGGTCTCGATATTTACGACGATTACTCGTACGATTGTGATTCTGTCGACACAATTTTGGAGAGATTTTTGGATCGAGACTACGAAAAAAGTGGTTTTGGTGGTGCTTTTTATGTGATGGATTCATGTGTTGATTTTCGGAAAAAAGATTTATGGTGGCAGCTTAATGCTTTTTTAGAGGCAAATTATCCTGTTTAGGGGCGGGCTATGCGCTGTTTTATGTGTGGTATGCGCTGTTTTTCTATACCCTGTTTTTAAGGAAAACAACACATAAAAACCTAGGAAATTCAACGTTTTTTAGGCTTATGCGCTGTATGCGCTGTTTTTATTTATACCTTTATGATATAGAAAAAATAAAATATATATAAAAGGTTATGAGAAAAAACACACACATTAACACATAGCCGAAAACTGAGGAAAGGAGGACTGTCTTTTGATGGACTTTTATGAGATCGATTGGCGGAGAATAAAGAAAGACGCACCGCCTGAGATCTATCCGGAATTTCTGGTAACGTCGTCCAAGGATCTTATGATTCGGGGCGGCGATTTTTATGCCTTCTGGGACGAGAAGACTCAGCAATGGTCTACGAGTCAGGACGAGCTGGTTAAACAAATAGATTCGTCCATGTACGAATGGCGAGCCGAACAGAGTAAGACAAAGCCTGATCTTGAGAAAGCCAAAATACTTCTTATGAGAAGGGCGAGTTCCGGCTCGATAGACCGGTGGCATAAATTTGTTCAGAAACAGATGCCGGATTGTTATGTGCCCCTGAACAAGACGCTGGTGTTCTCAAATACACCAAAGGAGCGAGAGTTATATTCCAGCATGTCTCTTCCGTATGCATTGGAAGAAGGAGAGACGACTGCTTGGGATGAGATGGTCGGAACATTATATTCTCCAGAGGAACGTCATAAGATAGAATGGGCTATTGGATCTATAGTAGCCGGAGCAAGCAAAGATATTCAGAAGTTCTATGTGTTCTATGGTGCACCAAAGACCGGTAAATCGACAATCCTTAATATTATTGAGAAGCTGTTTCAGGGATATACTACAGCGTTCGATTCAAAAGCTCTCGGGAGTTCGAATGCTTCGTTCGCTTTAGAGTCGTTTAAGGATAATCCGTTGGTTGCGATCCAGCAGGATGGCGACTTGAGCAGGATTGAGGACAACACTCGTCTTAACTCGCTGGTTTCCCATGAGACTATGACCGTAAATGAAAAGTACAAGACCGCATATTCTATGCGTTTTATATCTACGTTGTTCATGGGGACAAATAAGCCGGTCAAGATTACGGATTCCAAGTCTGGTGTTCTTAGGCGACTGATTGATATTTCACCTAGCGAGCAGAGAATCCCAAGAAGAAGATATGACCAGTTGAATCGTCAGATCGACTTTGAACTTGGAGCCATAGCGTGGCATTGTCTTCAGGTTTTTAATGAAGATCCTGGATATTATGACGATTACACACCGGTTGCCATGATGGGAGCCACTAACGACTTCTTTAACTTCATGGAAGAGATGTTCGATGAGTATCGAGAAAAAGACTCGACGACACTCAATGAGGCATGGACCAGGTATAAGTTATATTGCGAAGAAGCCAATGTATCGTATCCATATCCAAAACGCCTTTTTAAAGAGGAACTCAAGAACTACTTCAACAAGTTTAAAGATCGTTATCATCCGGATAAAGACAATTGGTACTACAACTGGTACGGCGGGTTTAAGATTGAGAAGTTTGGCCTGGAACCAGAGGAGGCAAAGCCCGAGGAGATCCACGAAAGCTGGCTGAAGTTTGATACGACGAGCAGTATATTTGACCGTATGGCTCAGAATTATCCTGCACAGTTAGCCAAGGAGGATGGGACCCCGTCGAAGGTATGGGATGATGTGGATACTGTCCTTGCGGATATTGACACATCGGAACTTCACTACGTCAGACTTCCGATCAAGCATATTGTTATCGATTTTGACAAGAAGGATAAGGAGGGCAACAAGAGTCTCGAGTTGAATATGGAAGCAGCAAGCAAGTGGCCTGAAACCTATGCAGAGCTCAGTAAGAGCGGGTTTGGGATCCACTTGCATTATTTATATACGGGGGATCCTGATAAGCTTTCTCGTGTGTATGAGCCTGAAGTTGAAGTGAAGGTATTTAATGGAAAGTCTTCGCTCAGACGAAAGCTCACCCGCTGCAATGATATTCCGGTCGCGACTCTTAGCTCTGGTCTGCCGTTGAAAGGAGAAACAAAGGTGGTAGCAGAGCAAGTTATCAAAGATGAGAAACATTTAAGGAATCTTATTCAGAAGGCGCTTCGTAAGGAGATCGAGCCGTTCGCCACAAAGACGAGTATCGATTTCATAGACAAGATCCTGAACGATGCCTATGAGAGCGGTATGAAGTACGACGTTACGGATCTGCAGGCTGATATTCTTGCGTTCGCTGCTGCGAGCTCGCACAATTCATTATATTGTCTGGACAAGGTAGACATGATGCCGTTCAAGTCAGATGAACCGTCTCAGTTCGTGGAAGCAGAGAAAGATGAGCTTGTGTTCTTCGACGTTGAGGTGTTTCCGAATCTATTCATCGTTGTGATCAAACCTGATGGTAAGAGCGCGCTGTCTATGATCAATCCGACATCTACGGATATTGAGCAGCTGTGCAAGTTCAAACTCGTAGGGTTCAACAACCGGAAGTACGACAATCATATTCTGTACGGACGGCTTATGGGTATGAGTGAGTTCGAGCTGTATACGGTATCCCAGAACATCATCAACGGCGGCAAGGAGAATTCCGTAAGGAACGAGTACATGTTCCGTGAAGCTTATAATTTGAGTTATACGGATGTGTATGATTTTTCCTCCAAGAAGCAGTCTCTGAAGAAGTGGGAGATCGAGCTTGGAATCCATCATCAGGAACTCGGTCTGCCATGGGATGAACCGGTTCCGGAAGAGATGTGGTCGAAGGTCGCCGAATACTGTATCAACGACGTAGTGGCTACAGAGGCTGTATTCCATGCCAGGGAAGCTGACTTTAAAGCAAGACAGATTCTGGTGGACCTGGCAAACAGCATTGTCGGTCCTGGGAGCACAGTCAATGACACGACTAACCAGTTGACAGCGAAGTTGATCGTACGGAACGACAAGAACCCGCAGGGCATGTTTGTCTATCCCGATTTGAGTAAGGAGTTTCCTGGCTATGAGTACAACAAGTTTGGCATCGACAAGGAACGTTATATTTCTCCCGACGTTATCATTAGCGGAAAATCGTACTACAAAGGATACGACCCTGGTGAAGGAGGCTTTGTATACGCGCAACCCGGTATGTACGGGAGATCAATGTGTTTTGACAGTGCGTCTCATCATCCGTCAAGCCTGATAGCAGAGAATGGATTCGGACCGTATACGGAGAACTTTAAGGCACTCCTTGATATTCGTCTGCACATCAAGCATAAGGAGTATGACGAAGTCAAGAAGATGTTCGGTGGCGTTATGGCACCATACTTAAACAGTAAAGATGACGCCAAGATGCTCTCGACTGCCCTGAAGATCGCGATTAACTCTGTGTATGGTCTGACAGCTGCTCACTTCGACAATAAACTGCGTGACCCCAGAAATGTGGACAACTGGGTGGCCAAACGTGGTGCGTTGTTTATGATCGACCTGATGCTGGAGGTTCAGAAGAAGGGCTACAACGTGATTCACATCAAAACAGACTCCATCAAGATCGAGAACGCGGACATGGATATTTACAAGTTCGTGTACGATTACGGGAAGAAGTTTGGCTACACGTTTGAGATCGAACATATCTTTGATCGGCTGTGTCTGGTGAACGACGCCGTTTATATTTGTAAGTACACGGATGATCCGGAGAACGAAGACATGGGTGGTAAATGGGAAGCCACCGGTGCCCAGTTCGCTGAGCCTTATATTTTCAAGACGCTCTTCAGTGATGAGCCCATTGAGTTTGAGGATCTGTGCCAGACGCAGACAACGTCCGTAGGACTTGGTTTATATTTGGACATGAACGAGGATCTTCCGGATGTGTCCAAGGAAGAGAAAGAGCTCTCCAAGATCCAGAGTAAGTGGAAGAAGCGTCCAGAGCATGTAGGTGCTGAATGGGATGCGGATTGCCAAAGAATGGTTGAGCTCGAAGAGATCATAAAGACAGGGCATGCCTATCACTTTGTAGGAAAGGCTGGGCTGTTCTGTCCTATGAAACCAGGAGCGGGAGGCGGATTGCTTGTTCGGGAGAACAATGGCAAGTTCGGTTTCGCTGCCGGTGCAAAAGGATATCGTTGGATGGAAGCCGAGATGGTGAAAGCGCTCGGTAAAGAAGACGACATTGATATTTCCTATTACGCCATGCTTACAGATAAAGCCGTAGCGGCAATCAATGAGTATGGTGACTTTGAAGAATTTATTCATTAAGAAAGGATTATGAACTATGATGTATTACGATTTTGGTTACAAGACGGTTGATCTTGAGAATTGCGTCATTGTGAATGGCACCCGTAACTTTGGAGGACGCGAGCGGACCGATCGGAGGACTGGCCGCGTTATGAACAATGAAGGACGGAGGAACTTTCTGATAGAGCTGGATCCTGAGGCTTACGAGGAGTTTCAGGAGAAGGGGTGGAACGTTGGACGTTTCGCTCCCAGAGAAGACGGTGAGGAGCCTAACGGATTTCTGAGGGTTACTCTCTCGTACTTTAAGGTTCCGCCCATCGTGCATATGATTTCCGAAGGAAACGACACTCTGTTGGACGAGGGTCGTGTACATATTCTGGACAACGTCAACATCCTGAATCTGGACATGCGCTGCACCGCAGTCAATAAGCAGAATAGGGATGGTGAGTGGAAGAAGTACGCTTTCGTGGACGAGATGTGGGTCACAGTGACTCCGGATCGGTTTGCCACGAAGTATGCCAATCTGAATCACGACGAGGACGAGTAAATGTATCCTCCGCTCGATGACTATCAGATTCGGGCGGTCGATGAATTAAGAAATGGATCTGTGTTGAAAGGCGGGGTCGGTTCCGGTAAAAGCCGGACGGCCCTTGCCTATTATTTTATTAGGATCGGTCATGGGCTTCTGGACGGAACCGAGAGCGGTTATGAAGAGGACCAGGTTCTCATGACCGATCCCATAGATCTTTATATTATCACGACGGCCCGAAAACGGGACGACAAGGAATGGGAAGCCGAGATGGAGCCGTTTCATCTCGACAAGTACCCGATTAAGATTACTATCGACTCCTGGAATAACATCCGGAAGTACGATACGGTCTGCAACGCGTTCTTTATATTTGACGAGCAGAAAGCCGTGGGTTCGGGCCCTTGGTCCAAGACGTTCATTAAGATAGCCAGGCATAACAAATGGATATTGCTGAGCGCCACTCCTGGCGACGTATGGACAGATTATATTCCTGTGTTTGTGGCCAATGGGTTCTATAAGAATCGATCCCAGTTCCTAACCAGGCATGCTGTGTACTCAAGATATTCCAAATACCCTAAGATAGACAAGTTTCTTGAGGAACGTCATCTTCAGTACCTTAGAGATCAAATTCTTGTTGAGATGGACTATAAGAATCCGACCGTACGGCACTATGAGTATATTTCTGTAGACTACGATCGATATGAGTATAAGCGCCTGATGAGTGAACGATGGAACAAGGAGGAAGAAAGGCCCATCGAAAACATCAGCGAGTTGTGCTACCAGCTTCGCAAGATCGTGAACTCTGACGAGAGTCGTCAGTTAGAGATACTGAAGCTCGCAGAAGAGCATCCTCGAGTAATCATATTCTATAACTTTGATTATGAGCTCGAGATTCTTAAGGGGCTTGGATATATTCCGGGTACAGTCGTAGCCGAATGGAACGGTCACAACCATGAGCCGGTTCCGACAAGCGAGCGATGGGCGTATCTGGTTCAGTATGCATCCGGAGCCGAGGCATGGAACTGTACGTCTACAGACACAGTTATATTCTACTCGCCAAGCTACTCGTACAAAGCGACCGAGCAGGCCGCAGGCCGCATAGACAGACGCAACACGCCGTTCAAAGATCTATATTACTACGGCTTCAAAACGCATGCGTCTATTGATGTGGCCATAGCAAGAGCCCTTGCCAGAAAGAAGAACTTCAACGAGAGCAAATTCTTCGAAAGACGACAATAACATAAATTACAACTCCACTAATAGGAGAGGAAAGGTAAGAATGTGATGTTTTTATGTCGCATTCTTATTTTTGTTTTTGGAGTGAGGACACATGAAAGAGAGCGATTTTCAACGAGATCTGATTCACGAGCTTGAGACGCTTTTCCCAGATGCTCTTATTTTTAAGAACGAGTCAAAACAGGGTCTTCCGGATCTGACGATTTTGGAAGGTGACCGTTGGGCACTTCTTGAATGTAAGGCCAGTCGGAAAGCCAAGCACCATACGAATCAGGACTACTATGTTGAAAAGGCTGACAGAATGTCATTCTCGAGATTTATATTTCCCGAGAACAAACAGGAGGTACTTGATGAACTTCAACAGACATTCGGAACTGGAAGGTAAACACGCGTTTCTGTCACCAAGTAAGATGAGCTGGCTTAGGTACAACAAGGACGATCTTCGGAGCGCATATTTCAACGCCCTTGCTGCTGCCAGAGGAACCAAACTTCACTCTATGGCGAAAGACCTCATAACCGAAGGAATCAAAGTTCGAGGCAACAAGCAAACGTTCGCTGCCTACGTGAACGACGCCATCGGTTACGGTATGACTCCTGAGCAGCCTTTATATTTTTCTCAAAACTGCTTCGGTACCACCGATGCGATTCACTATAAAGATGGACTTCTGAGAATTCACGATCTCAAAACCGGTGCCGGTCAAGCGCATATGGAACAACTGGAGATCTATGCGGCCCTTTTCATGCTTGAGTATGAAAGGGCTCTTTCTATTAGGCCGGATACCACAAAGACGATTCTCAGAATCTATCAGAACGACGACGTCATCGAAGAGGAAATCGAGCCTGAGAAAATCAAAGCCATCATGGATATTATTCGCGAACGCGACGAATGGGTTGATGAGCTTAGAATGGAGAGCTGATCATGGGAGAACATCTGGAACACTACGGTACGCTGGGAGAATATCTGGAACACTACGGTACGCCACGACATTCTGGAAGATATCCTTGGGGTTCCGGTAAGAACCCACAGAGAAGCAAAAACTGGCTTCAGAGAGCAGATGAGCTCAAGAAGCAGGGGATGAGCGAAACCGAGATAGCTAAAGCCTTTGGTATGAGCACTACGGACTACCGTGCCCGTAGAAGTATGTATAAGGCCGAGAAGCGGCAGGACGATATTCGTAAGTGCGTTCGTCTTAAAGATACGGGAATGAGTATCGAGGCTATTGCCAAAGAGACAAAACTTCCTCCGTCTACGGTTCGGTCATATTTGGACCCCAATCGTACTTATAAATCCGACAAAACGACAACTGTTGCCAACAACCTGAAAGACCTCCTGAAAGAGAAACCGTATTTGGACGTCGGTGAAGGTGTCAACAGACAGTTGAATATCAGCGAGGAACAGCTGAAGACCGCTTTATCCATGCTGCAGCAACAGGGTTATTCTGTACAGACGATTCCTATGCAGCAGGTGACCAATCCTACTCAGAACGTTACGGTTCGGGTTCTTGCGGACAGAGACGTAACCAGAAAAGAGATATTTGACAACAGGGACAGGATTACCTCTCCTGACGGATTATATTTTGAGGACTACGGAGAGAAAGCGGTTACCAGGCAGCCTGTCAAAAGCATCGATTCCGATAGAGTGCAAATTCGCTATGCTGAGCAAGGAGGCCTTGACAAAGACGGTGTTATTGAGATCCGTCCCGGTGTTGAGGAGCTCGCACTTGGTGAAAAGCGCTATATGCAGGTTCGAATTGCTGTTGACGATTCCCATTACCTAAAAGGCATGGCCGTTTATGCGAACGACTTGCCAGATGGCGTTGATATTCGGTTTAACACTAATAAGCATGAGGGCACTCCTAAAATGGATGTTCTCAAGAAGATGAATGTTGATGAAGACGGTAAGGTCGATCAGAGAAACCCGTTTGGGGCCAACTTCACGCAGCTTAAGTTTACAGACGCCAATGGCGAAGAACATGTTTCCGCTATCAACAAAGTCAATGATGATGAAGACTGGGACAAGTGGAAAAAGAGTCTTTCTTCCCAGTGGCTTTCAAAACAGCCGATACAGCTTGCGAGACGTCAGTTGACGTTGGATTACGAAGGCCGTGAGAATGAGTTCAATGATATTATGGCCATTCCTAATCCTACGGTCAGAAGACAGCTTCTTGAGACGTTCGCTTCAGAATGCGATAGCGCCGCTGTTCATCTGAAAGGCGCCGCTCTTCCGAGACAGGGAACACATGTTATATTACCCGTTACGAGTCTTAAGGATACTGAGGTCTACGCGCCTAACTATGAGAACGGTGAAGAAGTCGTTTTGGTCCGTTTTCCGCACGCCGGACGATTTGAGATGCCTCGACTTAGGGTAAACAATAATAATCAGGAAGCCATAGAGACGATTGGGCGAAATCCGGCCCATGCGATCGGTATCAATAAGCATGTTGCGGATATTTTGTCCGGAGCTGACTTTGACGGAGATACGGTTCTTGTTATTCCAACAAAAGGCCAAAAGATCATGAATCGCGAGCCTTTGGAGGGCCTTAAAAACTTCGATCCGAAAGAGTTATATCGTAAGGATCCTAGTTTGCCGAAAACTGGCGAAAAAGGAGAGGGCTTCAATAAAGGCAAGGAAATGGGCCTCGTTTCCAATTTGATTACAGACATGACTATCAAAGGCGCAGAATGGCCTGAAATCGAAAGGGCCGTTAAACACTCAATGGTGGTCATAGATGCTGAAAAGCATAATTTGGATTGGAGACAGTCATTTGCCGATAATGGTATAGCTGAACTCTATGCCAGGTATGCCAATAGTCCTACTGGCGGTGGAAGCACGTTTATATCTCAGAGAAAGAAAGAGCTTCGAGATGTTCCCGAGAGGAAACCTATATATTCCAAAAAAGAAATGGAAGAGCTCGGTGTCTATGAAGACTGGCTTGCTGGGAAGAACGTCTATAAATACACCGGAAAGACCCATATTGATAAGAACGGAAACGTTGTTCCTAACAAGAACAAAGGGCAGCCCGCATATCAGACACTCGAGGTTGGAGATGCCCATAAACTGACACACGGATATCTTGTAGAAGACGCATATGCCGATTATGCAAATGATTGCATGCGCCTTGCTGAGAGAGCCAGAAGTGAGCTTCGTAAGACAGGTCTTCTCCAGAGAAATCCCGATGCTGCCAAGCAGTATGCAAGAGAGGTTAAGGATCTTAACGATAAACTTGACTATGCTGCACGCAATGCCCCATTTGAGAGACAGGCACAGGTAGTAGCAGGAAAGAATGTTGCCTCTATGATTCAGACAGACCCCTCTCTAAAAGAGAAGGAGAACAAGGATCGTCTTAAGAAGGTAAGGCAGCAGCAGCTCGCCCTTGCCAGGGATAGGGTTGGTGCGCAGAGACACTCCATCCATATTTCAGACAAAGAATGGGAAGCCATTCAAGCTGGTGCTATATCTGACTCCAAGTTACTGCAGATCTTAAGATACGCCGATATGAAAGAAGTCAGACAGTTAGCTACCCCTCGCAATAGACAAGGTATGAGCTCGTCTGCCAAGTCGCTTGCTAGACAGCTGCTTCGTGCTGGCTATCCGCAGTCCGTAGTGGCTGAGCGGTGCGGTGTAAGTGTGACCACCCTCTCAAAGGAGTTCAATAACTTCAATGGATTGGAGGCGAACTGACCCATGGCTATATTTGGGATTACTACAACTGACAATCCATACAACCCGTTCACGCAGTACGATTTGTGGAGCGGCTATGACGAGAATCTGTGTGGCTACTTTACTAGCGCATATTTAGCACGCATTGCTGGTGATACCACAGAACTTAGCGGACCTGATTCAGAGCAAGTGATTGAGAACGCAATAGATGAGATCATTGCTATGAATCTACCCATTACCAGTCCTGTTACGGGGACGCGTGTTCGTTACATTAAGGTGGGCCCATACGATGGCTCTTCTTGACAACCCTGATCGCAAGTGCGATCTGTGTGACTGGCGAACGCTTAGTGGATTCTGTTCGTTGACTACTTGCGCTAGACCGTTTGATAGTAGTTCAACTAGCAACTCCATCTTTATTCGTACCCCAGTAACAGTCCCCGTCACGCTTTCCAATGTTGTGCCGTCCGTACGAGAACCAGAATAAATATCTTTTTCCCGGGACCGGGGCTATTATATTTGATACCGGGGGGTGGGTATATAATTTCCACCCCCACCCCCTATAT